ACCAACAAATGTTCAAATCCAACGACAAACAAACTATGGTGCAGCAAATGTAGATGCGATCCAGGTTGCCAATGTTACATTATTTCTACAGCGAGCAAAAAGAAAAATTAGAGAATTAACATATAATTATAATGTGGACTCGTATGTTGCTCCTGACATGACATTACTAGCTGAACATATTACAGAAAATTTAATAACGGAAATGGCTTATCAACAAGAGCCTGATTCAGTTGTATGGATGGTTCGTGGTGATGGATATTTATTAGGCATGACTTATGCAAGAACAGAAGAAGTTGTGGGATGGCATCGTCATAAATTAGGCGGTGTATTTGGCGAAGCAACAATAACAGTTTCCGATTATGGAAACATTGCAACAGGTACAACAATTACAATTACAAAATCAGATGGCACATCTGTTACATTTACATCCGAAGCTGCTGGTGGTACTTCACCGTCAAGCTCAACAGGATGGCGACCAAATCCTTCCGCAGCCGTTGTTACAATTAAAGAAACATCTAAAACAGGCACATCGCCTATTACAATTACAACTTCGGATACGACAAGACTAGCAACAGCTAATGAAAGTATTGCGGTGGTGGAAAGTGTTGCAAGTATTCCAACGGACTCGGATGAAGATCAATTATATTTAATTGTTAAAAGAACGATTGATGGCACAACAAGACGATATGTAGAATTTTTACAACCATTTGATTATGGTTCTGATCAAGCAGATGCTTTTTATGTTGATAGCGGATTAACTTATGATGGAACTTCAACAACTACTATTACTGGATTAGAACACCTGGAAAATGAAAGTGTTACTATTTTAGCGGATGGTGCAACACATCCAGTTAAAAGTGTTGCAAGTGGACCTGTTATGACAGGAGGATCTTTAACTTTAGATCGTGCTGCCACAAAAGCTCAAATTGGATTACCGTATGATTCTACCTTACAAACAATGCGTATTGAAGGAAGAGGATCAGATGAAGGTACAAGTCAATCACGAACAAAAAGAATTAATGAAGTAACACTTCGTTTATATAAAAGTGTTGGTGTAACGGTTGGATCAAAATTAACAAATATGGAACGCATACCATTTCGTTCAAGTGCGGATAGTATGGATACAGCTGTTCCCGCTTTTACAGGCGATAAACAAGTTGAATTTCGAGGAGATTTTGAAACAGACGGGTATATTTATGTGCAACAAACACAGCCACTACCTTTAACTGTTTTATCTATTTATCCAAGAGTAATGACCAACGATGGCTAACATAAAAATTATTCCTTTTGTTAATGATCATGCACATATGATGATTAATGAAGTTATGAATGATCCTTTAATGCAACTAGATAAAAAATTACATGAGCAATTAAATAGTTTAGAAGTTCCAAAAATGTGTTTTAGTGCCATTAAAGATAATAAACTTATTTGTTCAGGTGGTGTTATTCCGATGTGGGAAGGTGTTTTCGAGGGATGGGTGATGGGATCAAATAAAATTTGGCAAAATCGTATCGCATCCGCAAAACTTATTTTACTCGGAATGAATAAACTTATTCGGGATAATAATATTACTCGATTACAAACAGCGGTTAAAAAAGATTTTTTACTTGGTCAACGATTTGCGGAATGGCTAGGATTAAAGAATGAGGGATTAATGAAAAAATATCAAAACAATGAAGATTATTATAGATATGCGAGGATAATTTAA